AGGAACTAAATTCTGGGATCAAGATAGTCGCTATGCGCCGGAGCCTCCAGATATTACGAAAGCAACGTCCTTTACGATCAATGGGCTTGATATAGAAAAATATCTTAGAAGCATAGGGAGACCTATGGGGCTTGTTGGTTTAAGGAATAACACCCCTCTTCTTGTAATGGATAAAGCACGAGATCTTATCCTGGACGCTGGTAGTGAGTCTTCGGTTCCAAAGAAGGGCTACGACGTTTTTGATAGAGCAATAGAAGCGGCTCATTCAGCCAGGAGATACCATGATGCCCGTTCCCGCATTCCCAGCGAGCCACTATCCCCCGGTGATATCCAGCGCAAAGAGAACGACTTGCGGGAAATGAGCACCCTGGAAGGTGCAATAGATCTGCTTAATATGATGAAGGTAAGGAAGGTAGAGGTAGGATTTGAATATCCGGAACCACAGGAAGACACCCGCACCAAGAATTTTGTCGTACACGACCAAAACGTAATTGTTGGAGGGAAGATTCCTAAGAAGTGGTATGCCGAAGGCGGTCTTGTAGACAAGCCTTTATATGAGCAACCAAGAATGGTAGGTTGAAATGCCGCTAACGACAAAGGGCAAAAAGATTAAGCGCAAAATGACCAAGAAGTATGGTCCGGAGCGCGGCGAGAGAATTTTTCACGCCTCACGGAATAAGGGTACGATCAAGGGCGTGGACCGTAAGAAAAAGAGAAGGAGAAAGAGAAATGCCTAATGTAGCAGGGCGCGAGTTTGCGTATACGCCGCAGGGTATGGCAGCAGCGGAACAATACAAGCAGTCCCTTGGGATGCGGGGTGGCGGCATGATGGGCTTTCGGCCCGTTGGTTATCAAGGGGGTGGCGGCGTAGGAGCAGGTTTCTCCGGACCGGAGGGTGGCGTTCCTATCGGCGCGGGAGAAACCCGCATGGGCGGCTTTAGCGCACCGGACGTACAGATTCTTGTTGATGATCTTGTTAAGGCTATGCGAAGCAGTGAAGAGGAGGTCCGTGATTTTGTTAACATGAATCGGCCCTTTCTTGAGGGCATTGCAAACATGGATATTCCGCAAGCTAGGATTGTGCGGTTTGCTCTTTTGGATAATCCCGCTCCACCACCCACCAAGGAACAGCAGTTGTTGAAGCAGCTAAGTACACCAGACACGGGTGCTTCAATTTCAGACAGGGCTCCATTTATTGAAGGCCAAGGCCCTGGCGGAGGAGAGTTGCTCGCTCCTCCAGGAACGGGTGATTATCACATGTACAATGATCCGGCTGCTCCCATGCAATCGCAGAATGCCGAAGATGCGTATTATGGAGGAGGGTATCCGGGGCCATCTTTCCTCGATTATGATCCAAACCCTTTCTCGGCCCTCCCTTTTATGGGGCGTTCTCCTTCTGAACGTCAAACGGCTCCCGATTACTCAACATTGGAAGAGGTTTTCCCGCAGCAGCGGGCGCGTGGCGGATACGTTGGCCGTGGTACGTCGGCGGGGGAACTCGCTCCACGGGGTAGTATGTCGGTTCGCGAAGCGGGCGAGACCATGTATGAACTTGCCAAGCGTCGAAGGGGTATGCGCGGCGGCGGCATCATGTCGTTGAGGCGGTAAGCATGGCCCGTTCTCCTTTACCCCGCAGCAACTTTGGTACGAGCGCCCTTGTTGAGCGGCGGAATGAAATACCTACTGTTGACCTTGAGGAAGGTCCGGATGCGGAAGTTCTCTTGGAAGACGAGACCGTCATTGAAGCTCCCGGTTTAAACATAGAACTGGAGGAAGATGGTGGGGTTCTGGTTGACTTTGAACCGCGCATGTCGGCTCCCGATACGGGTGATTTTTACGCCAACCTCGCAGATACGCTGGAAGATGGTGTGGCGAGCAGGGTTTCTTCGGAATTGCTGGAGGAGTATGAGTCGAACAAGGACGGGCGTAAGGATTGGGAAGACGCCTACCGCACGGGGTTGGAGCTTCTAGGATTTAAGTACGAAGACCGGACGGAACCTTTCCGTGGCGCAACGGGCGTGACGCATCCTTTATTGGCGGAAGCGGTTACGCAATTTCAGGCGCAGGCTTTCGGTGAACTTCTTCCGGCTGGGGGTCCGGTACGGACGGAGATTATAGGTAAAGTCACGCCGGAGGTCGAAGATCAGGCGGATCGCGTCAGGCACTTTATGAATTATCAGATTACGTGCGTGATGAAGGAATACACGCCTGAATTCGACCAGATGCTGTTCTATCTCCCGTTATCCGGGTCTACATTTAAGAAGGTTTACTATGACGAGTTCCTGGGGAGGGCCGTAAGTAAATTTGTTCCAGCAGAGCAGCTTATCGTGCCGTATACGGCTACGGATTTGGAGACGGCGGAAAACGTAACGCATGTGATCCAGATCACAGAGAACGAATTACGCAAGAAGCAGGTTGCAGGTTTTTATAGTGACGTAGAGGTTTCGGCCTCACAGGCAGAACCCTCACAAGTAAAAGAGGAAATGGACGAAATTTCCGGGGTGGAACCTACTTACCTGGATAGAGATGTTACTCTATTGGAATGCCATGTTGATCTGGACTTGGAAGGCTATGAGGACACGGATGGGGAAGGCGAACCCACAGGTATCAAGCTTCCTTATATTGTTACGGTTACAGAAAGTAATGGAAAACTTTTAAGCATCCGCCGTAATTATAACCCAGACGACGAAACATATAAAAAGAACCAATATTTCGTTCATTTCAAGTTTTTGCCTGGGTTTGGGTTCTATGGACTTAGTTTAATCCACATGATTGGTGGATTGAGTCGCACGGCTACAGCAGCCCTTCGCCAGCTTATTGACGCGGGTACATTGGCTAACTTGCCCGCTGGCTTTAAGGCGCGAGGTCTTCGTATACGGAACGACGACGATCCGTTATCACCGGGAGAATTTCGCGATGTAGATGTACCAGGGGGCGCTATTCGTGATTCCTTGATGATGCTTCCATACACCGGAGCGGATCAGACCTTATTTCAGTTGATGGGTTTTTGTGTTGAAGCAGGTCAACGTTTTGCAGCGGTCTCTAATCTTCAGGTAGGAGAAGGAAATCAGCAAGCCGCAGTCGGTACGACCATTGCTCTCTTGGAGCAAGGTGCAAAAGTCATGTCGGCCATACACAAGCGGCTCTTTTATGCACAAAAGGAAGAGTTTGTATTATTGGCGGACGTGTTCGGTCAGTCGCTACCGCCGGAGTATCCCTACAATGTAGTAGGGGCAGAGCGCACGGTTAAGGCAGAGGATTTCGATGATCGGGTTGACGTTATTCCAATGGCAGACCCCAACATCTTTTCCATGTCGCAACGGGTTACACTGGCACAAACAGAACTTCAGTTAGCGCAGTCGGCTCCCGATTTGCATAACATGCCTGAAGCTTACCGCCGTATGTACAAAGCTATTGGCATCAAGGATGTGGATGGCGTATTGAAACCAACGGAGGGTGGTGATCCGGTTCCGAAAGATCCGGCACTAGAGAACTCAGATTCCTTGGAGAATTTACCCTTGATGGCTTTTGAAGGACAAAACCATGACGCACACATCATGGCGCATTTGGTTTTCGGATCTTCAGGCATGGTTATGCAAATTCCTTCGGTGGCTATGGCCCTGCAAAAACACGTCATGGAGCACGTATCCATAAAGGCGAAGGAGCAGGTTTCGGCGGAAGTGATGCAGCAATTACAAGGTCAACAACCGTCGCAAGAACAAATGATGCAAGCGGAAGGACAGGTGGCGCAACTTATTGCAGAAGGTATGCAACAGGTTAAGCAGCTTAGTTCCCAGATTAGCGGCCAAGATCAAGCGGATCCATTAATCGCGTTGAAGGAACAGGACTTGCAGATCAGGGCTCAAAGAGATGCTGCGGAAAACCAGATGGACCAACAGCGGTTGCAACTGGATCAACAAAAAGCGGCTACGACAGCGGAGTTGGGTCAGGATAGAATTCAATCCGCAGAGGATATTGCAGAGGCTCGTATACAAGCGGCCCGCGAGCGCGAAATTATGAAACAACAGCAGCAAGGTTAGGAAACGACATGGCAAGTGAAAAAGGCTCCGTAGGCGTTATACGCAAAGGTGAAGTCATAAAAGGTCAGGGTTTTGTTCCTTACAACCCTCCTAAAGAAGAAGCCACGCCGGATGTAGCAAAAGGAAGCGTGACCTCTGGAACAAGTCGCGGTATGGGCGATGCGGAACGCGGCGGGAAGTTTAAAATCTGCTAGGCTTTCGTATGGCTCAGAAGAAATTACAGAGCGGTAGTCAGCATGATGCGTTGGACATAGACGGTGACGGCATTGTATCGGACGATGAGTTGGCGTTAGCGGAAGTTCTCGACAAGCATGAAAAGGCGGACGCTCAACGTCAGATGGCGTGGGTTGCCATGATCTCTATGATCGTGTTTACGCTGATGGTATTCTTGCCGATTTTCCCGGACGGTCGGATCCAGGCGCTTTCTGATTTGTTTGGCTTGTTCTACATTGGTCAAGCGGGTGTGGTGGGTGCGTACATGGGCATGACCGCCTATATGAATGGGAAGAAATAAATGGATACGCTCTTAAAGTGGTGGGAAAACACTTTTGGTGGAAATAATTCGATTTGGAACATCGACTATGGCAAAATTATTATTATTGCTCTTTTGCTGTATCATATTTTTTGGCAATCTTAACGTAGCAAAAGGCGCTGACGAAAAACTCTTTGCAGGCTGGATCCTGCACATGTTCATATCCGGGCAGTTGAAGGAGTTCACTCCCCGTGGGGGCATGGCCGAATGTCTCAAGGTAAAACGTAAAATCTTGCGCTCCCACGGTAATGCGGTGGGGACCCGGTGGGAATGTGCGAAGGGAAAGCTGGTTTTAAGGAAGTACGATACAGGTAAGACAGGCGACAAGTGGCTTCCCGTTGAACATCTGGGGAAGTAAATGGCCGAAGAGTCTGGCAGAGGTAGAAGGGGTAGTGACCAAATTAAAGTAAGCGATAGTTCAGCTATCTCAATGCCGATTAGGAATTTACTTTCGATAGTGGCGGCTGTCTCTGTGGGCGTCTGGGCTTTCTTCGGTATTCAGGAGCGGCTCAATAAACTAGAAACATTTGAGCAATTAATTCGTAAAGATTTAAAGCAA